TGGCAGCGCGCTTCTTCCTTGCGCTCACGCCGGGACTTGAGTCGTCCGTTAAGCCTGAATTCTCTTTCGTCCAGCATCGCGTGTCTCCGACAACATTGCGGCCCCGGATTCCACGGGTTCCGAGATTGCGCTGTCGGCGCGGTGCTTTAGGTGCTTCGTGTACTGCTTGGACGTGAACGAGTATCCCAGATATTCCAGGATTCGTCCAGCGCCGTTGGTCAGTTTGGCGGTCATTCCGATCTCTTCAATCCCGGCCTTTTGACACGCCGATTCGACGTATTGGTAGAACCGGATCGCGTTCCTGCCCTTCCGGTACTCCGGCAACAGGAACCAGGTGTCTTCGTAGGCGATCGGCACCTGGGTGTGCATTGATCGGGTGACGTACATACCGGCATACCCGACCAGCCGGCCTTCATCCCGCGCAGTAAACATCGAGTAGAAAGCCAAATCTCCCAGCCCGGGGATCTCGTTGAACTGGAAGTACCGATACGCATCCGGCTCGAACGGCTGGCCGTGGCGGTAGTTCTCCGTCTCCTGCCAATGCATGGCCGCGATGGCGTGGATCTGCGGCCAGATCGGCTGAAGCTTTTCGATGGCGAACTGGATCACCCGAGTACGCCCCCGCGCTCATAGACGTAATCGCTGCTCATCCACTGCACCGTGAGCGCGTTGGTCGCGAACTTGATCTTCCCGGCGGCCGCATACCCCATGTTCTGCTGCGGGCTCGTCCAGACCTTCTGCACCTGAAGATTCGCCGCCCAGTAGGATTCGTCCCACCTGCTCACGTCCCACACGGCTCCGGACGTGACCGAATAGGTCGCGCTCCCGAGAATCGGCGAGTCGTTGAAATCGATGTCCAGTCCTGTCAGGAACGCGAGGTTTCCGTTCGCCGCGATGACCGGGCGGAACAACTTGAACTGCGTCTCCTGTGACCTTGATCCGAAGTACGCGAAGGCTGTCTTCCCGTACACCTCGATGTCGCTCCCGTTGTCCGCGGGCCCGGTCCAGGCCTTGAAAACGGCCGTATCCCCGCCGAAGTAAAGCTCCCCGGCGTAGACGCAGAACGTGTTCGCATTCCACGCCGTGAATCGCGTCCAGGGGCCGGTGATCGTCTGCATGCAGAACTGCTCGGCCTGCTGGTTTTCGGCAATCGGGATGTTGAAGAGCAGCGCGTTCTGGTTCTGGTAGAAGCACCCCTCCCAGCCGAAATTCGACCCGTACACACGCTGCGCCTCGTTGAAGGCGTTCGTGATGATGTCCGTGATCGGGCGCTTGCGGTCCACCGTGGTGGATTGGAGATAGACCGAGAGCGGGACAACCCCCTCTTCGCAGATGAAAAGCACATCCCCGCCGAACTTCACGAAGCACCGCCGACCAAGCGGATTCCCGACGTAGTAGACGCCCTTCTGCACCCAGTCCGCGGCGCTGCTCGGGTTGGTCCCCGAGTAGACGATGATCTCCCCCTCGCTGGTCGCGAAGGCGATGTAATCATCCGGTCCGTTGCCGCCATCGAATGACCAGGTGGCGACCGCCATCAGGTACCCGCCGCGCTTGGCGTAGCTCGAGAGGTCGAACTCCGTCAACGCCCCGCCCGCAGCTCCGGCCGCGAGATACCAGAACGACAAGCTGTTCTTCTGGATAAAGAACAGCCGCCCCTTGTAGACCTCCGGGTAGATCAACTCCGAAGACGTCACCCCGGTCAGGGCCGGCGAGCTGCCGCTGTCCACCGATAGCCAGGTGGTGCCGTTGTAGTAAAGCGGCTTGTCCGTCCCGTTGCACAGGATCAGGTAGTTGTTCGTCCCGTCCCCGAAGTTGACCCATTGCCAGCGGCCTTCGGTCACCGTCGCCCCTGTAGCAACCCCAGCCCCGGACGAACTCACATCCCACGAACCTGAGTCCGAGAACGCGAACATTTCCTTTCCGCCGTCCAAGGCGTTGTAGACCGCCAGGGTTTCGATAGCCCCGGTCAGGCCGGTGCCGTAGGACTCATTGCCCGGGCGGCTTTCGAGGTAGGTCGGCAGCGGCCACCAGTTGACGAGCGAGACGGCGTAGCTCGGCTTCATGTCCGCCAAGCTGTCGCGAGCGTTCCAGCCCGCAACCGGGGCTTGGAAGCTCTGCACGCCGACGATCTGGGCGCGCGCCTGCGATTGCTTGGAGCGGAGGGCTTGACGCATCAGACGAACGCCCAATGACGCCCTGCCGCGGCGTCGCCGATGGACTGAGGAGTTACGCCATACCGCTTTGCGAGCGAAACGCGCGTCTCGCCGGATTGCACTGCTTTTCTGATCGCAAGAACATCTTGTACGGTCAAGCGTGCGCTGCGATGGTCTTCGCCCTTTCCAAGGGGCTTATTCCTCCCCTTTCGTCGCATGTCTTCGATGTTTTCTTGCTGCGTGCCAAGAAAAAGGTGCGCCGGGTTTACGCACGCCTGGTTGTCGCACCGGTGGCATACGACAAGCCCATCCTCTATCGTTCCGACAAACGTCACATATGAGAATCTGTGCGCGTACTCTCTCTCACGACGCTTCCCCAGCGAAAGCGACCCGTACCCGTTTTTGAGAGCGCCAGTCCACAGCCAGCAGCCGCTCATTGGCTCCGGAAACACTCTCTTCTCAAACCGCTGAAGAGTGGAAAGTCTTTCCGTCATACAGGCCAATTCCCACTCGGTATCCAAATACCCGGCTTCGGACCGTTCCAGGGCGTGTCGTCCATGTGCAGCACCGGCTTCCCGCCGTCCCGGTTCGCCGCATCCATGGCCTGCGCCTCGAACATCCGCATGTCCTCGGCGTACTCTAGGCCCTTTTCCTTCTTCCACCACGCACGCAGGCCCATGAGGCACAGCGCCTCCGAGATCAGCATGGTGTCGTCGTCGTCGGTGAAGTACTCCTTCAGCGTCGAGCCGTCCGGGTCAAGGATCCAGAACTTCGACCCGTACTCGAATGCCCAGGTGTTCCCCGCCGGCGGGGCGGGGTTGACCAGCAATCGGTCATTGAGGATCCGGAACTGATACTGCGGGCCGTTGACCACCACCGCTTTCAGGGCCTGCCAGTCCACCCCGTTCAGCGGTCCCAGCACCGGCAGGCGAAGCGATCGGTCCCAGATGGTCATGTTCTTCATGTACTCCCACCCGGACCCGACGATGGTCGTCATCGGCCCCTGATCCTCGGTCGCCGTGGTCGTGTGGGTCTTCTGGAACGTGGTCGTGTTCCACGTAAAGCGACTGTTCAGGTCGATCCCGATTTCCTCGAGCAGCGCCTTGATCTGAACGACCTGCGGATCAGTCGAGCCGATGACCGTGTTCGGAACGGACAGGTTCGTCCGCTCGCAGAAACGCTGAACAGTCGCGAGAAGGGTCATCAGGCCGCCCGCTTCACCGAAAGCGCCTTCTCAAGCTCGGCCAGCTTCTCGCCCATGCTCTCGATGGTCTTCTCCTGCTGATCGACCTTGACCTTTAGGGCCGCATTTTCCGAGGCGACCTTCGCCGGCCCGGTCTGGGCCTTCAGGAACGCCGCAGCCTTGTTTTTCAGGTCCAGACCACCGATCCCGTACCGGCGCAGGCCCTCGTCGTTCATGCCGGCCACGTCCTCGACGGACCGCATGCCCATGTGGAGCAGGTTCTTCAGTTGCGCCGGGGAGAGCATCGACCAGTTCTTGAGCGAAGTCCCGTCCACCGGGGCCTCCTGGCCTTCCTTCCAGGACTTGTAGGCCTGCTTCCACTGATCCCGCCAGACGGGCGGCAGGCGCCCGCCCTTCACGTCCAGGTCGCACTGCGTCAGCCATTCCGCGGCCACCAGCTCAACGGAATCCCGTGAGTACGGCGGCGTGATGATCGCGAAATCGACGTCGATATTCACCGACTCACCCGCCTCGTTCCTGCGCTCCATCGAACGCACCTCGAACTGCACCCATGCCGGACGGTCTTCTTTCATTTCCATGTGCTTCTCCTAGTCGTTATGCGCCAAGGCCACTTCCTCGATCAGCGACTTCTCGCCGTAGAAGTGTTCCCAGAGAGCCTTCCGGGCGGCGAACTGCTCATCCGCGCCGTATATGACTTTCCCCCTCGGCGTCCACTGCTCGTTCATCTCCAAGCCCAGCCGCTCGAGATAGCTGCGCTCGGTCGTCGGGCCGCTCTCTACGTGATGGAAAAACAGATATTTCGCTTCAGAAAACACCGCAAGACATGCCGCGCCACCGATTAGCCCGGTCACCAACCGCGCGCCCTCGTACAGCGCCATTCGAAGGTCGATGTCCAGAGATGCGGACCGGACATTCTTTGCTTGCGGAACATCCGGCCCGTTCGTGTCGGGGATCCAGAAAACATTCCAGCCCATCGCCTCAAAGGGGCGCACTGCGTACTTCCAGGCCTCGATGTTGGTGTTGCGGTTCGGCCAGTATTCCGCCTGCCTCACAGGGATCACCATGTACGGCGTATCCCCGGTAATTTTCTGAGCGATCTGACGGGCCGATGGCGTCGCCGAAAAGACGGGATCGGCGCCCTTGAAGAACGTCGCGCCATAGCATGGGATCGGCGCCTCGACCTGGTAGCCGAGAGGGAAATCCGCCGCAACCTCCCTGCGCTCGCGCAGAACCTCGACGTTCCGAACCGTCTGCAGCAGACGAGTCGCCTGAACGCAAACCCGCCAGAGCATCGCCTTGCGCTCATTCACTGACGGCGGAAGATTGTCGTCCCGGAAGCCCTCAATCGGCCCGGGCTGAAAAATGACATCTATCGCGTCGAAGCCCCGCTGCTTGCGGAAGTCTTCTGCCGCAGCAAGAAAAGTCACGAAGTCATACGTCGGGGGAGCGACAGCAAGGTCATAGACGGCAGTCATGACCTTCTTCTCTACGTCGTTTTGCATCATCTTCGCGATGTGCGGGAGCAGCCCTTGGCCGTGCACATGGATCTCTACGCCCTGGTCTGCCAGCGCTTGAGCAACCCCCGGGAACGCCCGCGCCTGGGCGGCCATCGCCACCGAGGCGGTAAATGCCTTGTTGTCCACGGCAACCCGCAAAAGCTCGTCATTGGCATTCAGGCTTTGCGGGTAGGCGTGCCCCTTGTCTTCGCGATGGCTGGAGTCGTAGCCGAACAGGTGCAGTCTGTAGTGCCCCATCGCCCAGGCCGCGCACATGGCGCAAAGGCCGACCGTATGGCTGCCGCCGATCATCAGGACCGGAGACTCACGCCCCAGCGCCTCCTTGATCTTCTGCCCGTACTCTATGCTGCCGTGATTCCAGACCTGAATGTTCGCGCCCCGGCTTATGGCTGCGTCGAACACATCCGGGTGGCACTGACTGCCGAGCAAAAGCGTCTCCGCTCGGTCGAATTGCACGAACTCGACATTCTGCTGGCGGGCATCGAGGACGACCTGGTAGTCAGCCCGAATGCCGTGTTCCGAGAGGAACTGCGCCGCGTTGTTCAACGCGAACACCTTCCCGCCGAGGGATTGCAGCTTCAAAACGGTGTCGAGGTCGTCCACCAGGGACGGCCCGCCACCACAGAGGACAGCCGGCTCGGGTCGAGCGGCGCCCATCTCCAATTCGGGAAGCCCCCGCCGCAAAGCGGCGAGGGTGTTCTCGAAGAGCTGGGAATCTGCCGTATTCGGGCAGGTCCCCAGCATCTCCATCCGGTCGGGATACCGGATCAGCACGCTTTACGCCCCGGCCATGCTGGGACGGTTGATCTGGACGATCGCCGTGCTGGTCGCCGAAGCGACAGTTGCCGAGGGCGAGGCGATGGCGTTGATGATCTGCTTGCCAGCGCTGGCGACCCCGGTGCCGGCGATACGGCCGGCGGTGGAGGACTGGAACACCTTGGACAGCGGGCTGACCTTGGTGGCGTTCTTCTTGATGATGGCGTTGCCGGTGATCTGGAACCAGCCGTAGGTGCCGGAGGGCACCGTACCCATCGCAACCGCGACGGGCCGCCCGGTACTGGCAACGTTCGGCGTTGCGCCGGACGAAGCCACCCCGGACAGCGACTGCTTGTAGAACACCATGATCCCCGCAGCCGCAGAGCCGCAGCCAGGCAGGTACTTGAAAGTACCTTCGCCCAGCACGCTGTCCACAGCCTTGCGTTCGGTTCCCACGGGAACGACCGGCGAGGTCGAGGCGGAAACGATTGCAGAGGGATTCTTGACCACCATCGGATCGACGAAACGGTATGCCATGTCGGTCTCCTCACGCCTTCATGACGCCCTGGCGGTAGCGGTTGCTACACGTCAGGTTGCCCATCCAGAGGATCACCACGACCGCGCCGTCCTGGTTGACCGGACGGATTTCGTCCATGACTTCCAGATCGGCGTCTTCGTGAGCGACCAGCTCGAGATAGCGCGTGTTGATGAAATAGCCGTGCGCCGCCGGGATGCCGGAGCCCCCGTCGAACAGCACGTCCGCGTTCTTGTACTTCAGGCCGACGAAGCCGCCGCTCGCCATGTTCGCGTCCGCGTACCGCTTCAGGGAGACCTGTGAGGCCTCGTAGAAGCTGTAGTAGTCGTTCGACATGACGATCAGGTCCGGCTGGTCATCCGGGCCGCGGTCGAGCTGCAGCCACAGGGGCAGCATCATCCCCGCCTCGATCGTGGTCGGACCGACCGTGATCGACGAGCCGCCCTGGATCGGCGCCGCAGCGCTCTGCACGCTGTTCGCCCAGAAGCTGTAGGCGTTGGCCGAGATTCCGCCGACCGTCCCCAGACCTGTGTCGGCGATGATCGCCTGCAGGCCGTTCACCTGGTTCGACAACGTGCCGGCCGAGTAGATGTCGGTCGAGAAGTTGTTGTTGTAGGTGTGGATGGCGTTCTTCAACTTCGCTTTCGCCAGGTTGATGATCCGGCTGTCGCCCTTGTTGATGCGCAGTTCACGGCCGGAGCTGACGACGTTCAGCGCGATCTGCCGCCATTGGTACTCAGCCGCCGAAATCACGTCCGAAGCCGCGGTGTTCAGGGTGTCCCAGTCGGAGTAGCGCTGATACGTCCCGTTGGAGGCGTACTCCAACGGGGTGACGATGGTCAGACCGCCATCATCGCGCCGGTAGTTGCCACGCTTCTTCATGTACTTCAGAAGCGCGTTCCGGTTCGAGATGTTGTCCGCCACCTCAGTTCGCATCTTGCGGAACGTGGTCGAAACCAGTTCCGTGAAGACGCTATTGGGTGAGGTCATTTCAGACTTCTCCTATAGCTAGCGCGAACACAATGCCGTTAGGTACGGCTCTTGATGTTCGCGAGGGTTTCACGAAGGGTTTCGTCAATGTCCCCAGCCGGCTCTGTCGAAGCGCGTGCGCTGTCGCGACCTTTGACGTTCACTGCTGCCCCCTTCTTCGCCTGTCGAGCGACTTCGAGAGCCTTCTGCCTGTTCTTCTCGGCTTCCTCCTTCTGGATTCGGCCGAGTTCTTTCTGGCGGGTCACGGGGTTGGCCCAGACCGCCTTCTCATACGCATCCGCAAGCGGGTAACCCGCTCGAATCAGCTTCGCGATGTCTTCGCTCACCTCATCGAAATACGGATGCGCCGGATCGGACGCAAAAGCGTCCACTTCCTTCTGAGTCGTTTCCACGCGAGCCTGATGCTCGCGCTCCTGCTGTTCTGTGAGGAACCCCTCGACGCGCTCGATGCGCTCCAGCGCTGCCATGACGGCCGGCGGGGTGTCTTGACCCTGGGCGGCTCCGGTCGCGCCGGCAGCTTCGGCCGCGGCCTGGGCCGCTTCGATGCCGTAGCTCTTGGCAATGCGCCCGTACCACTCCCGGGCGGTGGCGGGGTTGGACAGGCCCTTGTGCGCGTTGAGGAGGAAGGTGATCGCCTTCACCTCGTCCACGCCCTGCGCGCGGAGAACGTCCGAATAAGGCTTGAACGCCTCCCGGATCGTCTTTCCGTAGCCGGCGTCGGACTTGTAGCCCTCCAGACCGTCGAGCATCTGTTTCTCGCGCTCAAGGAACCTCTGTCTGGCCTGCTTCGGCGTCAGCTTCCAGTCCGGCTCCCATTCTTTCTTCCAGGACTGCGGCATGGGAATGTCGTCGGGCTCGACCTCGGAGGCCTCCGGCGCGGCGCCTTGCTCCAGATCCTGGCCGGACTCGTCGGGCGCGTCGTTGTCCGCGTCGTCGGCGTCAACCGTGCCCAGGCCGGCCGCAACCGAGTCCATCACGCTGTCGATGTCCAGACCTTCCGATTCCGCTGCTTGTCCCATGGCTGTCAGCCTTCCAAAGTTGAACGCGCGAAGTCGATGTCCGCACCATTGCGGAACTCCGCTTCGAGCTTTTCGCGCTTTCGCGCACCCATGCTGTGAATCTCGCTTTCCACCGTGGCATCCAGCTTTTGATCCAGACGCCGCTCGGACTCATCCTTCCTGCGCATGTAGTCCGTCTTCATTTCCGGGTCGTACTCGACGCAGTTGTTCCGCGCCAGATCCTCAATGCGCTGCGCCTTCGTGGTGATCGGGCGCCCGTCGATCGGCGAGGTATATGCAATGTTCACGACCCGACCGATCGGCGCCTTCAGGAAGTGCTTTTGCGCCTGCGCCCCGCAGGTAGGGCACGGCTCGAACTCGCGCAGCCCGTCCTGCGGCTGGTAAAGCTCGGAAACGTGCTTCTGGTCGCAGATGAACGTGTGCAGGGGCATCAGAGAACCATCATCAGTTCTTCGTCCTGGCGGCGGCGCTTCTGCCGGGCGACGAATATGGCGATGCGGGCCTGTACGTCGGCCAGCACCTCGAGCGTCTGGGCGTAGCCGGCGGCCATTACATCGGCTCCTCAAGCGTGTATTCGATTTCACCGTCCGGGCTACGCACCGGGGTGCGCTTCCGGGTGGCCTTGATCGCCATCAGCATCTCGCCCTGCATCGCCAGAACCTGCTGCATGATGTTGGCCGGGTTCATCTCCGCCGCCTCATGCGCAGCTCCCTCGGCGCGCTCCTGGGCCATCGTTTCCTGCGCTTCGTGGGCCTTGATCGTCTCGGCCAGGACCTTTCCGGCAACCTCCATTGCGGCCTTTTCCAGCGCCAGCCGCTCTTCCATCGCCATGCGCTCCCGCGCCAAGCGCTCCTCCGAGGCAATCTCGGCCTGTCGCTTCATGGCGTCGGCCTGCATCCGGATCTCTTCCATCGCCCGGTCTGCCGCCAGCTTGTCCTGAGCGATCATCCTGTCCACTTCCGCCCGCTGCGCCTCGGCGGCCATCTTTTCCTGCGCTGCGGCACGGTCGGCCTGAGACTGCATCTCGGCCTTTGCACGGTCCGCCTGCATCTGCGCCTCGGCTTCAGCAGCGCGCGGGTCTGGCTTCGGCGGCGGCGCCTTCATCGTCTTGACCTGCTCCTCGACCTCGGTCCCGAACCGGAACCGGCGAACAATCGCCAGGAGGATCGACTGCGCGGCCTCGAAGGGCATCACCCCCCGCTCCACAAGAGGCCCGACAGACTCGACGAACGACCCCATCGCCTGCATAGCCTCGGCGACGTTCTGCTTGTCCTCCATCTCGTTTACTTCGATGGTGGAATTGGTCTCAATGTCGATGCGGTACGCCCGCTGGAGGTCGTTATTCAGCAGCGCAATGACCTGTTCCCAGCTCGGCGTCTGCATGACCTTCTGGGCCTGGGGGTCCGGCTGCATCCCCGCCTGCTGTTGCGCCGCCAGCAAGGCTCCCGCCTGAGCTTTCTCCTGCTCCGTGACAAACGGCAGCCCCGTCATCTGGGCAAACGTCTCCGGCGAGAATTTCTTGGCCGCGATCTCCAGCATGATCCGCAGCGTCTCCCGGACGTACCTGCGCACCTCGTTCTGCTGGACCTTGATCCGCATCGAGGCCCACTGGTTCTTGATCTGCTGCGCGCCCAGGGTCTCGTTCGCGTCCGAAGTGCCTCGGAGGATGTCCGCAATCCCGGTGATCTCGTAGATCACCTGCTTGGCCTGATCACGGGCGACCAGAAGCTGCTGGAGAACCTTAATCAGGATGTCCAGCGGCATGAACCAGATCCGCTTCTCCAGCCCACCTTCCAACGCGATGTTGGAGGCATTGGAGGTCGGAACCATCGTGTTGTCGTCGGCCTTCAGCAAGTTGTCGAACGTGTCGCCCAGAGACCCGTCATACGCCCCGCGCACCTTGAGCGCCTGAACAACCCGGTTGATGCGGGTGCTGATGCGGTTCAGCTCGGTGGCCTGGTTCTCGTAGATCAGATACAGGGCCGTGGGAACCATATCGCCCGTCTTCCGAATGAACTGCATCGGCTTGGGGATGGGGAAGAACCCCGAAAGCTCCAGCGGGTCTTCCTCTTCCTTGAGGTAATCGCCCTGCCAGCGAGGCGACAGGAACACCACCCGCTTTTTCTTCTTGTCCCACAGCTCATAGACGAGGCAGGTCTTGCGGTCGCCCTGGTCTTCGCTGTCCGACTCCCTTCTCGGGCCGTCCCACTCGCTGTCCGAATCCTTGTCCTCGCCCTTCGTGTACACGAGTCGGGAGGCGATGGCCTGCCCGAACAGGCGCGTGCACTCCCCCCTGTCGAGGTAATGCTCAAACGCGATCCAGGGCATCTTCGACCAGCGCTTGGCGAAGCCGAAGTACACCCGATCCCATTCCACCGTTTCGGTGCAGACGATCTCCCAGGTCTTTGCAGGCGTGCCGGCGGCCTCGGCTTGCGCATCGGCTTCGTCCGCGTCGTCTGCCGGGTCTTCGTCCGGGACATTGACCACTTCGGCGTCGTACTTGACCCGCGTGATCCCCCTGCCGGGCAGAAGAGCGTCCAGCGTCGCGTCCGACATCGACCCGTCGAACGTCTCGTAATCCTCAAGGTTCGTGTCGATCAGGAACTCCAGGCACCGTTGTCCGGCGACCGAAGCCGCTTTTCCTACCGGATCGTCGTCCTTGAACCTGCGCTGCACCACCGGCTTAGGCGTGGAGCTGTACAGGGCCGGAGAAAGGGTCTCCGTGTTCGAGAACAGGATGTTGAACGGGATGTTGTCCTTCTTCTTCCCGGCGTAGATTTCCCGGATCCGCTGGCCTTCCTTGCGGTAGTCCTTCTCGCGCTTCTTGGCGTCGTTGATCTCGTTCAGCCAGTAACGCACCTTGGCTGACGGCTTGACGGCTTCCGGCTTTGCTTGAGTAGCCATCAGGTAATCGACACCCTTGAACGGCCGGTCTGGGCAACCGCCCACCCGCCGAGAAACACATCACCGGAGGCGACCGCGGAGGTACTGACCCGCAGCGCCCCATCCTGGCGAACCTTCTGTCCGCCGATCCCTACGTCCGCCGCGGTCACTGGCTGCGTCGTGATGTACATCCGCCCGCTCGGATCGAAAGCTTTCCCGCCAACGAACACCGCCCCAGCAGGGACAGCGGTCGCGGTCATGTTCTGCACGTAGGGCTTTCCTACCGAATCCACCGCACGGCCAGCGACAAACACCGCGCCGGCCGGGACGCTCGCATTGAGCGTCTGTAGGCGCCCGGAATCCGTGAACGACAGCGCGCCGAGGCTCTGGGTCATGTCCGCATATCCTCGCGTTTCTGGCGGCGGGCGTTGAAGTGCTGCTCCCGCAACGAGCCGATGCGCAATTGCTCTTTCTGGAAAGCTTGGAGGGCCTCGTCTGGCTCAAGGTCAGGCCGTGGCGCCTTGCGCAGGTACGGGCGCGACATGCAGGCGTACCGCGTTTCGTCCGGGGCGTGATCCTCACCGTCCGTGTCCACGTCCTCGAGGCGCCCTTCGTCGTGCTGCAGGGCTGGCAGCGTCCGGATCGTGTGCGCGCAGGTCGAGAACAGGTAGAGCATTGCCCGCCCGTCCTCGTCACCCTTCAGCCGGGCCCGCATCTGGTCCCAGCCACCAATCGCGCCCAGCTTGCCAACCCGCTTGTTGTCCGCTTCACGCCAGACAACCTTGCCCTTCGTGTGGACCGCCATGCGCTCGGCAATAGAGGGGCCGCCATCCCGGGCGAACGCAGCCGGGTCGATGACGCTGTGCGGCCACTTGAATTCGTAGCCCTTGTCGTCGCGCTCGAGGATGCCCTCGGCGACCTCTTCGGCCGTCATCTTCAAGCCTACGTTCGGCTCGCCCGGCTTCATCCCGTACCATTCCCGGTACTTGATAAGCGCGCCGCGGGGGAACTGATCGAGGTCGCCCTCGCTGACCGCGTACCAGCCGACCGAGAACGGCCTGGCCGATCCCCAATCGCAGGCCCTGAAGCGCTGCCAGTGTTCCGGGATCTGGCTCGGCGTCACCACATGCCGCGCCATCGAGAACTCGGCGAAGAACGCCCCGGCGATGACCGTCCAATCCCCCTCCAGCCACGCCCGGACAAGCTCAGGAGAGCCCGCCGCCTTCAGCCTACCGATGTAGGACGGGTCCGACTCGATTAACGCCTTGTTGTCCGACACCCGCGCCGGGATGTAGCAGCGCTCGAGGCCGGTGCGCTCGTCCATCAGGATCACGCGGCCCTGCGGCGCCGGGTCGATGTACCGAGCCTTGACCCATTGATGCCCAGGGCCCCCGGGGTTGCCGGTAGCGATCATCCGGCACGGCACCCCGCCAGCGCTTCGCAGCGTGGCGATCAGCTTCATGATCGGCGCTGGGCTGGGGAAGTTGCCGACCTCTTCGACGTACAGGCGCGTGTACGAGTGCCCCTGGTACATCTCCGCATCCGAGTCGTTTTCGAGGTAAGCAAACCGCAGCCGCGCCCCGTTCGGGAAGCGCCAAAGCTTTTCGGTCTCGTTGAACTTGGCCCCGATCAGCGTGTAGAGCTGCCGGCTTCTCTCGATCGTGTCGTACAGCTCCGTGCGCTGCCGGCGAACCATCAGGCCATTGGCCGCAGTCCCGTAGATGTTCGCGTGCTGGACCCACTCCCCCAGCACGCCGTCCGTCTTTCCACCGCCCCGCGCGCCACCGTAGAACGTCTCGAAGACGCCCCAACGCAGCAGTTCGGTTTGCGGCCCGGGTTGCGGCGCCCAGACTATTGAACGGTCCGGCGCTCCCACTCGGGGGCCTCCTTGGACGCCTCGGTGAGCGGCACGGCGAAGGTGTTATGAACGTCAATTTCGCCCGTGTGTTCGACGGGAATCAGGCGGGCATAGAGCTTGTAGAACTCGGTCGGGTTGCCTTTGGCCCAGCGAGCCATCTCTGCCGTACCGCCGAGACGCACGAACACGGCGGAAATGTTCTCTTTCGCCTGTCCAGACACCTTGTTCTTCGCGCCCTTTGTCCTTGCCATTGTTTATTTCCCAAACGTCTGATAGACGGAGAGAATCTGCGACTCGGGCATGCGAATTCGCGATGCCAGTTCGGACAGGCGCCCAGCCTTGATCCATCGGCCAAAGCGCCACGCGACTTCCTCAAGGGCTTCGCGGGCGTAGGCGCGCGTATCGGTGCGCTTCTGCCAAGGCAATTTCGTCCCATTTGAAACGTTGAGAAGGTTGAAGCCTTCTGCCAAACGCTCTTTGATGCGCGCACGCTCAAATACGTAGGCGTGCTCCTCGTGCTTGAATGAGGCAATTTTTACCGCGTCGCCGCACTTCTCTTTTGCGGAAACAAGGCAGCGATCGCCCGAGCCCTTGCCGACGTAGATCACTCGTTCGCCGCGCACAATCTCGTACACATACCAGCGCCACACCTCCAGACTGCTGCGGCGCGAACGATCAGACATCAGCCAGCCAGTCCGGCGAGGATGGCCGTGGCCTGGGAAGTCGCGGTACCGGCAGCGCTGGTCGTGATCCAGCGGGAGCGACCGGCGTAGCTGTTGAGGCCGACCACGTAGTGCATGTCCTTGGTCGAGGTCACGCTCTTGGACGAAACGGTGATGTTCGCGACCTGGCCAGTGCCGGCGGGGTCGAGGGCTGCCTGGATCTGTGCCGGTGTGGCCATGCGACCTCCGCAAAAAAAGAACGCCCCGGCTCGCGGGGCGCTTCAGATACGCAAAGAAGGTGCAGCGAGTCAGACCATATTTTCTGCCGCTTGGCGTTGCTTATGCTGTGCCGACAGTTCGGTTTGTAACTGTGTGCAGATGGTCGCGTGAATGGCGATGATGCATTCGCCCTCGTAGTGCTTCGGCTGAGAGCCTGAAGCCCATCGTTGCACCTGGACGGTCTGGCGCTCGAGCATGACGCCGAGCTTGTAATGGGAGATACCTGCCCGTCGCAAATCCTCGATCATTGCGGCGAAGTCGTGGCGGGCCGGCTGGATGATCATGCAGGCACCACCAATCCATCGCGGAACCAGATTTCTGCGGTCCGCGAGTGCGCCTCCCGCCACATGGCCCGTTTCTTCGCCTTCGACAGCTTTCCGCCCCGTCCGTCGATCAGGTCGTGGCATCCCCCGGGATCGCCGCACACGTAGGCGATGAGGTAGCCCGGGGCCTTCTTTCCGATGCCCTTCGTCTGCACCTCGTTTCCGTGGGCCGGGACGGTGAACTGCTTATCCTTGCCGCACAGGACGCAGGGGTACAGCTTGGCCGAAGTCCTCAGCTTGTCCACGCGGGGAACGGTGGGCTCTTTGCGGATGGGCTTCTGCTCTCCCACCGGCACCCCGAACACCGGAAGCCCTGCGATGGCTTGGCGGATGCTCATGCGGCCCCCGGCAGCGTCAGCACGTACACCTCGACCTCCAGCCTG